CAATCCATGGGCAATCTAACGGTAAAAATCGAATCGTCATTTATGTCGTAAGACCAGCCCCAATAATTCCCTACATTAATCTCATCTGGTTTAGTGCCGCCAGAGCCGAGATGGGCATTACCTATCTGCTTGCACTTGATAACCCGTGCCGTTCCATATAGCGTAAGCCCCCCATCGGTAGCATGATGAGCATAGTTTAAGGCATCGCCGAAGTAAGTATTTCCATCTACTTCCACATCATCCTCAAACAATACATCACCTGGCCCCGTAGCGTGGTTTGGTACTGCGGAGCCTGAGTCGCCAAACCTAAAAGTTGCTGCAATTTCCGTAGTTGTTGGGTCCACTGCGGCATCAACTGCACCAGTCATGGCATAGAAGTCAAAGTAGTGGGCCACCGCAACGTTAGCTTGTGCCCGCTCGCCTATCACCACGCCCGCGTAATCATTAGCATCCGCACCTTCGCTATTTGTGATTATGAAGGTTGGTGAAAGATAATTATCGTGAGTAGTCATACCATTCGGATTCATATAGCCATACCAGATTGCCGCAGTATTGCCCGATGACTGCATAAATCCCGTAAGATTAGTAAGCAAATCATCTCCAGCTCCGTTTGTATCCCATAGTGTCCAAAAGTCCGAGGATGTTCCATATTGGATACTCATGACATCATTTATAACAATATGGTTACTATAAGTTGCCTTATCGGCAAAAAATGTCACACCATCGAATTGCACAGCTTTTGTAACCCAAAGAGAATACCATCCGGTACCCGAATCTAATACTAAGGTGGCCTCCTCTTTTTCATTTACCGTGGCACCTGTCCTATTATCATCTACATAAATTAGCGCCTGGTCTTCTGTACCAGCCACAGCCGTCTGCGTTATGAGGAATTGGTCGGCTGCAACTGTCATCGAAATACCAAAAGCAGAATCAAAATAAGCCTTCTCGACATAAGCACCAGCTACCCTTTTCTGTACGGCCAGCTTCGTGCCATCCCGAACTGTTTTCCAAGTGCCATTAACATCTGTATCGCCAAAATAACGAGCGCCCGTGCTGCTTATTACCACATCCTGCCATGCGAGTGTGTTGTTGCCCACGTCATAAGTTGCCTCGGCAGATGGAAGCAAATCGCCAGTTATCTCTACTATAGGCGCCCCGCCCGCGGCCTCAATAATCATGCTTGCCGTTGAGGAGGCGATTTTTCCATCGGTTGCATCATTCGTTATTGTAACCGTCGAGCCTCCCGCGCCTGTTATCTGTAGCCCATTTGCCACACGGTCCAACGTAGTATCCACGGCCCACGCTCCGACTGTCACATATACATAGTCCGTCCATGCGCTGCTGTTTGCGCCTGTTCCTCCGATAGCCGCCGTATGTGCTCCCAGGTTGTGGTCTGAGAGAACATTGGCTATTGTGTTCGGCAAAACTACGTGCTGATTGGCAGCATAATTTGTAGTGGCGTTATGGTCGACGTCCGAGCTTTGGTCGAATAGGCCGAGTGCCGTATGGGCAGCTAGGTTATGGTCACTCAAAACATTCGCTATCGTGTCCGGTAGAGCTAGGAAACCTAACGCCACATGGGCCGCTGCATTATGATCGGTAAGAACGGCTGCTATTGTAGTTGGTAATGCCACATGCCGATTGGCCGCATAATCCGCAAAAGAGTTGTGACTTAGGCCATAGATATTTACCGGGGTGCTGATTGTCAGGTCATCGAATGTGGGTGTGGATGTCGTCAGTAGATTCTGATTGATTCCCGCCACATATGCGTTGGCCACGGCCGTGCCTGTCCAGGAGCCTAGCGTTACGGCCCCTGCGGCTGATACGCGATAGTTCTCGGTCTTCGTCCAGCCGCCAGCTCCGTCGGCTATTATGACTGTACCCAAGGGGCTGCCCGCGAAGAACTCGAGTGCGTTCGCCCCCGCGTTCACCCTCACCAGCTGGCCGGCTTTGCCTGCGTAGGCCGCCGGCGTGTCGGTCAGACCAAGAAATGTCGTTACCCCCGCGGGTATGGCTGCCCATGCTGGTATGCCTGCGGCGAGTGTCAAGAATTGCGTGTTTGCCCCCGTGGCCAGATTCACCCATGCCGTGCCGTTGTAGTAGAGGATGTTGCCGGTGGCCAGGCCCGTGAGCGTGACGTCGCCCAGGTCGCCTAGCTCCGCATCGCCCGCCGGCTCGTAGTAGTCCAGCTTCCGCGTGTACGGGTTGTACTTGTAGCGCGCCGATAGGGGTATTGCTATAAACAGGCACAACGCCAGGAAAAAGCTAATTAGTCGTTTTGTCATCTCCTTTTACCTCCTTTTTTAGCTTATCCCTCAGCTGCTCCTGCAATTTCAGATAGTCGGAGCGAGTTATAAAAATGCCCCCTTCGAGGTACAGCACAACATCTTCGGGCATATCTTTGAACTCCACGAAGCGGGTCTTGAGTTCCTTCTTATAGGCTTCCACTTTGTCATTGAAGCGTTTGTTAAAATCGTCGAGCTCCCTTTGCAAGTTCTCCCGCATATAATCCGGAAGCTTCCATGTTTTAACTGGTGGAGGTTCCTCTTTAGCCGCTTGTGCTGCCAGCTCGTCTTTCAGCCATATCATTTCAAGGCTATCGTACCAGCATTCATAAGCCGGCTTTTTTTCCTCGGCAAAAAATACGCCATTGATAAAGGATATGATAACAATAACTGAAAGCATTGCCATCAAAATCTCCACCCAGCGTCTTTTAAAAAATTCCCTCAGCTTTTTCATTTTTCATTCTCCTTTTTCTTGTTTTCTTTATCGCTTATCAACTCCAGCGAATTTATGAATATCCGCAGGCCCTCTTTGGCCATCACCATCGTGTCGCCTTTCCGCTTCGGAGTTGTCATCTTCTTGAAGAACTCAGGCATAGCCGCCCGCGCCGCTTCATCATCGCCATAGCATTCATGCGAATAGGCCGTGTAGCGGGCGTGGTTTATGGCGAAATATCCGCTCGCCGCAAGCTGGTAGATTTTCATGCCGCCGCCACCCATGTCCCTTCGCAGTTCGGGTGCTCCGGAAGGACGCCCTGGGCCTCGTCAATCGTATATATCTTGCCTTGGGCATCAGCGCAGATATCGCAGCAGTCGGGATCCTCCACGCGCTCGAGCTTCTTTATTCCCATTTGCCCGTAGCCCTGGCGCTGCCCTTCGGTCAAAGCGAAGGCAGTTTCGGTCCGGGCAATCGTCGTAGCCCTCCGCCGATGCAGCCGCCTTGCATAAGTGTTCGTCATATCGCGCAGCGTCGCAACCGTGTAGTCCGGGCGCTCGAGGATCAGCATCTCGTGGTAGTTCGCAACGGCCATGATCTGCCGCTCGGTCAGGCCCACGAGCGGCCGGAGCTCCATCGCTATCTTCTGGATGCTTTTGCCCGCGTTGACGCCGGCCTTTATGTATTCGCGTATGGCCAGCATCGTTTCGTTCGTTATCTCAACCACAAGCTCGGCGCTGTGTTCGGTCGTCCAGGTTATAGCCTCGATGCCTATCGGGTCGAAGCGCTCCTGCTTCCGGATCCGCTGGTGCATTACCGAGTTTCCGCCTGCAGCCAGGACCTCGAACAGCGCCGGCTTCAGGAGCTCCTCGCCCCGAATCCGGATCTCATCCCAATCCGCCAAGCTTTTGACCTTCGCAGCGGGGGTCCTTCCGCGCATGCGGGAGAGCCCGGCCCTTATCTCCCCTGCGGTCCAGTTGAGCCATTCGTTTATTATCGGCTGTATTTTCCGCTCGAATTCCCGAATCAGCCGGCGGTGCCTGCCCAGGGCCCTCTTAACCTTACTCGCTTTCGCGAGAATGATGCCGATTGCAATCCGCTCTATCTCTTCAGGGGTTGCAGGAATTGGCGATTCGAATCTCATCTTTTCTTCCCTTTTAAAAAATAGGCTAACAACAGCGATATTGCTGGCGCGAACGGTGCCAGGATTTTGAACCAATCTTTAACCTCTTCCTTGAAGACGAAGTAGCCTGGCTCGCCGGTTTCTGCATCGTCGCCCATATATATCAGTTGACTCTCATCGACAATCTCCGGGGCCGCCGGCTTTATTACGGGCCGCACGAACATCCAGAAACATAGACCGGCAGCGAATACGATGAGCGCGATCGACGCGGCCGTGCGCAGCTTCATTGGGTCCGCTTCCCCCCGCCTCGCGGGAACAGCATGGAAGGTTGGATCAATCCGGGCCCCCGGCCCTGCTCCCTGCGCTTCTTCGCCTCTTCCATTATCTTGTCGATTTCCTTCTGCGTGGCCTCTTTCATGAATGCGATGTTGCAGTCCCTGGACAGTGGTATCACCACATTCTGGCCGTCCAGGTTCTTTACCATCAGGTTCGGAAACAGCGCGTCGTATTCCGCACTACTCTCATCCTTTATGTCGCCGGCCAGGACCAGGTTCATTGGCGGCTCCTTTAAACAAACTATAATGGGCATTCTATCCCTCCTTTAATACATCAAGTAGATCCCTATTGTGCTCATTGGCTTGCACCCTTTTGCCATCGGGGGCGTTGAATATCTTGACATATTTAACTTCCGGTTTGGCCAACGCCGCCTTTATCAGCGGTAGCAACTCCTCCAGCGTATCAGCCGTGTGCAGCTCGCCGAGCGATCCGTCATGATGAACTTCTTGCATCAGCTTCTTCCCTTTTTAAAATTATTCAATATTGTCTTAAAATTCTTTTTCCAGAGTTCTGCTTTATCTTCCAAATCAGCTAATCCCCGTTCCTCTGCGAATCCAATCGCCGCATTGCATATCCTATCCAAATCCTTTAGCTCTTCTGGACGGAACCCCACTTTGATTAGCCCTTCGCTTATTTTACTTTTTGGCATTAGCCGCGGTTGTAATCGTAAAAGCGGTCGAGCAGGTAGCGCTGGAGGAAAGTCGTCTCATTTGCCGTCGGCTTCACGCGGCCCGCCAAAAGGTCGCCGACGTGCGTGGCATTCCATGTCCATCCGAACGCATTGAGCATCACCACAAGCTGCGCCGTGGTGTAGCCCTGCTTGGTTTGATGATGACGTAGCTGCAATACGATGTCTGGGATTGCTGGAAAATTTCCCATTGTTACCTCCTTTTAAAGTACGTTAAGTATTTTCTCGTGCCAAATTAAAAAGCACAAATTTTTCATTGCCCCGAGCTTTGGACGCCAAGGCATTTTGGCCAGAACACAATCATCACAATCAGCCCAACTCCAAGTAATTGGGTTCGTCGGCTTCATGTATTTATCTTTATGCTTACAACAATTCTCGAATAATATGCGCAGGTACGTTACAGTTAATTTAAGCTTCATCTCCTTCTCTCGAATATTTTCATCAATCTTTCGTCTTGATGGATTATATAAGCGGCCAGTTCTTTTTTTGAAAAACTCAGCACATTCCTTCCATAGAGCCGTGCCGCCTCAACTCTCTGCAGGTTTTTCTCCATGCTCGCTGGCAGCCTCTCCTCTATGTTTTTTTTCTCAAGGTTATCCAATCCTTTGAGCTTGTGGATTGCATCCTTTAACTCTTCAATATAATTTTTTACTTTAACAATATCAGCGTCGGTAATGCTAATTTCGTTATAAAGATTTTTCAAATTGCTTTTAAAATGCTCTAGATGTTGTTCTTGAAGTTCAAGCGTATCTTGCAATTTTTCAATTACATTTTTACAGCTCATTTCTTCGCCTCCCTCTTAGCGATTTTTAATATCTGGGCAGCCATTTTGGGTTTCCCTTTCATAACCATTTTCACGGCTTCGATTATGGCCGCCATTTTCTCCATCGGCTCCTCGCCCACGGGTATGAATGTGGAGCTTACGAAGTATTGATTCCCTTCCGGATAGGGCTTCTTTCCGTATCGGGCCAAGACCTGGTTCGATGTCAACGCCCCCAGGCCGAAGTAAACTTGATCGCGCTTGGCCTCCGCATCCAGGTCCCTGAGGTCGATCTCGTTCAGCTTGAACATATAGTTCTCGACCTTCAGGCCGTCTTGGAAAAGCTTCTTTGTGACGAGCCATTCCACGATCTCTTCGAGCGGCGATACGACACCCTGTGCGTAGATCTTCGTCGATTCCGGAGCGGTGGTGCCGCCGAGCGCCCCGACCTCGGCAACGCCTATGCGGTACGGCGGCATCTTGTAGTCCAGGAGGATCTCATCGCGCAGGCTCTTCTGATAGAGCTTGAACGAGCCTTCCTTTATCTCGATGCCCAGCTTTATGTATTCGAATTCGCCGTCCTTCGGGGGGTGAACGCAGAATGTCTTGTGCGCCTGCTCCGAACCCTTGAGCTCCACGTCGATGAAGTCGGATATCTGCTTCGCGGTGTCCTTGTCCCACCGGCCCTTCAGGATGATCAGCGCAGCCGGGATGCCGTAGTTTTCGAAGAAGGAAAGGTTGTAATCCCTCACGCCGATGAGCCCCATCACGGCCCCTATTGAAGGCAGCACGTTGGGGGCGCCGTAGTATTCGCTCTGAGGGTAATAGTTCTTGTAGAATATTACCTCATTGGCCATGTCTATTTTTTCGTCCGGCTCGGCCTGCAGCTCTTTGAGCCTCTCTTCGCCTATGACTTCGCCATCCAAGGAATTTATCTCCTTGTCCCAGCCGAAGCGCTTGAACCACACTGCCTTCTGTCCGCGCTTCTGGCAGTATTTGTTCTGCGATTTGTGGACGTAGAGCGTCTGCGCCGGGATATGCCATAGGCCGTTGATCAGGCCCTTGTCCTTGCCTCTTCCTTCCCGGTCCCTGCTGATCTCCCAGGCCCACCATCCGATAAAGCCCCAGTCGATGATCCCGCGGCTCAGCGCCTGGTTGAAAGTCTCGTCCCGGTCGCCCCCGCACTCCTCTATGAATTTGAGGATCTTCTCCTTCTCCTTTGGCGATTCCTTCTTCCCTTCCCGCAGCTCCAGCGTCCAACCCTGGCCAATTACGTCGTTTGCGATCTGCTTGACGGCAGCATCGAAGTAAGCGCAGTTGTCCTTGAGCTCCAGGAGCTTTGCGGCTTCGAAAGGGAATGGGATGAGGTCGTTCTCAGTAAGGAATTTCTCCTGCTCCTTTATCTGCTTGGATTCAACTTTCTGTTTCTTCCGCGCGGCCTGCTTCAAAACTGAGAAAGGAAAGAGGCCTTTCGATGTATAAATATAAACCGAACTTTGGATCCAGCCGGCGTCGTCCTCTGCAATATCATCCGCCGTCTGCTTCACGGATATCTTCCGGGGCTTTTCTTCGGGCTTTTCTTCTGCCATTTTAGTCTCCTTAAATTACCCAGGCTTCATCCTCGCGGCCCTTCTTTTCGGGCCTCTTCTTCACTGCCGGCACCTCGTCGCCGCGCCTATTCCCGAATGGCTTTTCGGGTATTTTCCGTTCCGCCATTGGCGGCAGCTCCTCAGGCTTAGCCTGTTGGGGGGTCCTAGCGGTAGCCTCCGGAGGGGCTTCTTCTTCGCTTATCTGCGCTGTGAGGCCTTTTTTTCGCTCCGGTTCGGCCTTCTTCTGCCCTGAATGGACTGTCCAGGCCGGATCCACCGAAAGAAGTCGGTCCCTGAGGTGCGTGAAGACCGCATAGCGTAGCGCGTTTGGCCCATGATCCCTGAACTTTACAGGCTCCTCCAATACTTGGCCCTTCCGGTCGGTCTTCCGCTTGTAGCCGTGCATCTCGTCATTGAAATTGACATTCTCCTCGCGGCTGAATATCTTGAACCGATTCACGCAGTCTATTCCGTCGATGACCGATTTGTCGGAGGAATGTATATTGAAGCCTTCATGATAGATCTCTTCGATTCGTGCCGGCTCTGCAGAGTCTGCATAGATCTCCCGGCCGCGGTCCTTCTCAGGGATAAGCTGTTTCATTTTCTCTTTGAGCTGCGCATTGGTCATCCCGGTTTGATAGAGGAGCTCGGTCACATAAAGCGCCAGGTTCTCCATATCTATTCCTATCTTGAGCAGCACATTGGGATGGACGAAGCCGAAGTCCTCGCCGTAAATCGTTTCTGGGCATTCCGGGAATTCTTTAACTATAAAAAGTTGGTGGATTTGGCCCTTCACGCGCGCGAACTCCCCCTTTGCATAAATCAGCCAGTATGCCTCGTCCTGTTGCCGGAGCCCCTCGAGGACCTTGATGTCTATCTCAGCGGCGAACCGGTTGTCCAGGTAAGTCGAATGGATTATCTCAACATCCTTCTCCTTGAATAGCCGCTGCTTAATCCAGCCTTGCTCTTCGGAAGGATTAAAGCTCAGGTACATTCGGTTTGGGCAATCCGGTGTAGTCTTTGCCCGCAGCCGGAGCTTCAAGATTATGAAATCCTCCCATGTGAAATCATTGGCCTCCTCCATCCAGATGTAATTGAATTCGGCGCTCTTATATTTCTCCGGATCATCAATCGACGCAAACACTACGAAATTATTAAGCCCGGCTATGTGGAACGTCAAATCGCTTTTGTTGTGTTTCATGTGGCGATAGAATCCATAGAGTTTCAACAAATCTATAACCAGGCGGTAGGCGGTAAGCTTCAATGAGGGTCGTGTCTTCCTGCAAATAAGGAAGGTTTTGTTCCTCTCGGATGTCATCTTTCCTATGAACAGCTGTGCGAGGCTATGGCTCTTTGAGCTGTCAGCACCGCCGACGTTGGCCACGACAGGCTTGGTTGCTTTTACATTCCGTGTGTAGACCGGCGTTACTTCCCGGTCCTGGAATTTCCGCGGCTCAGTGGTTTGCTGCACTTGCATCCGGTTTTTTGTCCTCCTTCTTTGCTTCTATTTGCTTCGGCTCGCGGGGCCCTACTTCCACAAATCGAAGTGGAAGCGGCTCGCCCAGCTCATCAAAGAAACCGAGGTCCCGCATATCACGCCACATATCGGGGCGCCTGTTTTTCAGGAAAAAGATGCCGGCCGTAACATCCGGCGCCATCATCTTCACAATTTCCTTGTCTTTGTAGCGGATCTTTTGCCCGGCCAGCGGTCCTTCGGTCGGGACCGCTTCCTTGTAATGTATTTCGGTGTAAGTGTATCCCATCGCGCGTCGATAGAGACTTTGTTCGACGGCCACGTCCGCTCGGATACGACCGTCTTTTAGGGCGCGACAAAATTCAGGATATCTATTTGACCACCGCTCGAGGCTCCGCTTTGAGACTCCCCAGAAGGATGCAATCTCTTCCATCGTGTGTCCAAGTCCAGCGAGCTTCTCACCTTCCTTAATCATCGTCGCGCGGAAGAGAGTTTTGCGGCCGCGTTTTTTCCGCCACGTTTCTTCATCATGGCCCAGCTTTCGGATGGCGATCGCATGCCGTTCCTCCTTCGTAAGGGCCGGTTTTTTTGTCTTTTTTCCTGTCATTTTGTTTTGTCCTTTTTGCGCTTTTCCCCCCTTTTTTCTAGCGATTTTCCGCCTGAAATAGGGAATTCGCTCTCAGGGGCCGTATAAGCGCCGTTCTCTATCATAGTCTTATATATAAACTCATTGTTTACTTCGTGTTATGCGGGAAGCCTCTTTTCCACGCCCAAATGGTCGGGAAAACCGTATATTCCTTTATTTTCGTCTTTTCTCTCTATTTTCACTGCTTCAATGACCGGCCGGAGAGTTCTTTTTTTTCTCATTGTATAGTCGCCGGCGTCGCTTTATCCAAGCGAAATGGCCGCTTACATTTCGGGCAAATTGAGCGATGCAACGACGGGCTTCTGTATTCTATATAATAGGGCCAATCCAAATGTGAGAAACTTCTGAAACGATTCACGCGAAATGGAACCTTTATCATTTCACCGCAGCATTCGCATGGCAGATCCACTTCAATTTTTTGCGGCCAGTTTTTTGGTGCTTTCATCATCACTTCATCTATTTCTTGCATCCATTTTTCCAGATGCTTTTTTAAATATTTTTTTAGCCAATCGCGAAAATTGTCGTCATTCATCGAATTATCACGCTCGGTGTTTTCTTTTTTCCTTCTTCACTTCTTTTTTGGCAGTCTTTATGTGCCATCACCAGCTTCCCATTCTTTATAACATAGCTCCGCTCGTCGCCCATCGGACCCGGGCAGCTTTTAAGCTCTTCGTGATAGCAGCACATGATCTCTGATTCATCCTGTGGTTCTGCTTTTTCTTCTTCTATTGCTGATAATGAAGTCAATTTAATTTCTTTAATTTTCCTTGAGCTTACTATTTTTCCATCTGAATTTATTGCCATTTATCCCTCCAATTTTAAGCCCGGGCCTCCTTTTCTTTGGCTTGCGCTCGCCGGATTCGCAGATCAGATTTCTTTCGCCGCGCAAGCAGCCGAATTTTTGGATAGTTTATCAGCCGCACAAATTCTTTCTCATCGCGGCCGAACCAGAATTCGAATTCTTCGACCGGCGTATAAACACTCCCCCCTTTCGTCGATACCTGGCCATGGACAGAATGTTGATTTTTTATAGCTTCGAATCCTTTGAGCGCTGCTTTATTCCAATGACGGCCGACATAATCACGCCCGCTTATGACATCCAGTATAGGATGATATCGCATAGGAAAAATCGGCACCTCTACATTAAGCTCCTCTN